ACTCTGATGTATTGCGCCGCTCTGTGGCGCTCTAGGGGCTCAATAGAGGCAACCTACGCCACCTTTGACGGCATGGGTTCTGCCCCACAGCAAAGCCTGACTCCGATCGTCAAGCAGTTGCTTGGGATACCACGTCCAGCGGTTGCCTAATGGCTTACACCGACCTGTTCAACGAAGCGATTGATGACGTCACCGCGACGCTGACCGCGGTCTCTGGACTGCGCGTTGTAAACGACCCAACTAAACTTGCACCTAATTGCGTGTACCTTGACGCGCCAAACTTCACGACGTTTGCTGGCAATGGCAACATCGTGCGCCTCGAGTTTCCGATCAAGGTCATTGGCTCTGGGCCTGCAGGTCTGCCGGTGCTTAGATCAATCTTGAGCATTGTGGCAACCGTGCTGGGCTCCTCCATCATTGTGATGGCTGGCCGTCCGTCAAGCCTTGAGATCGGTGGCGCGTTGTACCCGTGCTACGACCTTGATTGCGCTGTACAAGCCCAGACCGCATAATCCACAACTAAGCAACACGAATCATCTACTATCAAGAAAGAACTTAAGGAGCAATCATGGCAACTAGCACGTATCTCTCTAACCCAGTCGTGTTGATCGGCGCAACTAGCGCGGCAACTACAGACATCACCGATCAGGTCTCTGCAGCGACATTGACTGTCACCGCGGAAGCTCTTGAAGACACGGCGTTCGGCTCGACATCCCGCACCATGACAGCGGGGTTGTTTAGTAATAGTTTGACCCTAACGGTGTACGCATCGTATGCAGCGTCAGAGTCCTACGCAGTTTTGTCAGCGCTCATCGGCACCAAGTGCTATGTGAAAGTGTCACCAGCGTCTGGTGCTAACTCAGCAACAAACCCTGGCTTTGAGTTGACTGGCACCTACTTGTCAGCAATTCCTGTGATCAACGCATCGCTCGGTGAGCTCTCGACTTACGAGATTGAACTGCAGGGTGGCGTTTACACAATTGACGTGACCTGATAAATAACGGCTCCAAGCCGACATAGGAGAACCATGAAAATTAAGTTGCAGTTAAAGCGCACGACCGACAGCGCACCTGAGTATTACTACACAAACCTGTTTGTGGTTACCGAATGGGAACGCCTAGAGCGTCGCAGTATTCAACAACTGTCAGCCTCACCGCTGTACTCCGATTATTGCTGTTGGATGCACACGATCTTAAAACTTAAAGGCGAACAAGTTGGTGACAACTGGCGCGAATGGATTAGCAAAAACCCTGACATCGACATTCTGCCGGTACTGGATGAGACAGACCCAAACCCTACGGACGCGGCACCTACCGCCGCCAACTAGCAGAGGTTCTCGTCGGGGTCGGTTGGTGGCCTAACGACATTCCGTTTGACGCACGCGATCTAGCGACTGTCATTAAAGTGCTTAACGAGCAAAACAAACGGAGATGATGTGAATGAAGTATCGGCAAAGATTGAGGTCGTCGGGCTTAAAGAAGCCTTAAAGACTCTTAACAAGATTGACAAATCTTTGCGCCGTGAAATCACCAAGGACTACAAGAAAATTGTCCAGCCCGTCATTGATGACGCCAACGCGCTTGTCCCTACTGGCGTTCCCCTGTCTGGTATGGCGCGCAACTGGTCAACCAAATCAGGGTTCAAGATGTTGCCGTGGGTGCCTGGCATGAAACAGAAGATTGCTGCCAAGATCAACACTCGAAATATCAAAGAATACGGCGGAAACAAAAGCAATGTTGGCACGTTTCTCATTCAATGGCAGGGCGCTACTGGCACCATGTTTGACACATCCAAAGAAGGTGCATTGGGCCGTCAACTAACTGCACGCTATGGAGAGCGTTCGCGAGTAATGTGGAAAGCGTACGTGCAACGCGAAAATGATGTCATGTCCGAGATGGGTCAATTAGTTAAGCGCGTCATGGACGAAGCAAACAGAGAGACCGCGTAATGGCAATCAACATCCCGATCATCAGCGAGTTTGACGGCAAGGGCGTATCTAAGGCCATCAAACAATTTAAGCAACTTGAGACCACAGGTGAAAAAGCCCAGTTTGCGATTAAGAAGGCTGCCGTCCCTGCAGCTGCGGCGCTCGCTGGTTTGGCTGTTGCCTTGGGCGATGCCACACGCGCTGCAATGGAAGACCAGCAAGAGCAGGCGGCGTTAGCGCTTACTTTGCAGAATGTGACTGGCGCTGGCGCTGCACAAACCGCACAGGTTGAGAAACAGATCAGCGCGATGAGTCGAGCATCTGGCGTTGCTGACACCGAGTATCGCAAAGCATTAGAAGCACTTGTGCGCGGTACCAAAGATGTTGGCATTGCGATGAAGGACATGAACCTTGTCATGGACATCAGCACAGCCACCGGCATGGATTCTGCAAGCGTTGCCGACGCATTGGCTAAGGCTTACCAGGGCAATTTTAAGGCGCTCCGATCTTTGAGCCCAGAGATGTCGACCATGATCAAAGAAGGCGCAAGCCTTAACGAAGTCATGGACGTGCTAGGCGGAACCTTTGGTGGGGCGACAGCAAAGAACGCTGAAACCGCTGCAGGGAAAATGGCAATCCTTAAGAACTCCATTGGCGAAACCAAAGAATCAATTGGCGCAGCGCTACTACCCGTGCTCGAAGCCGTGCTACCTGTGCTTAACAAGTTTGCAATGTGGGCTCAAGATAACCCCAAAGCATTCTTGGCTATTGCTGCCGCTATTGGAGCGGTCGCCGCTGCAATCGTTGTCACCAACATTGCCATGGCACTCAACCCGTTCAGCCTGATCGCTGCAGGTATCGCATTGCTTGTCGTTGCGCTGGTTACTGCATACAACAAGTTTGAGTGGTTCCGTGACGGCATCAACGCAATTGTCAACACCGTGATCGGTTTCTTTGCTGGCATGGTCAACGCCGCAATTGGCGCGGTTAACGCAATTATTAGCGCCTACAACTCAATCCCGTTGCTACCAGACATTCCGAAAGCACCAACAATTCCTGTGCCACAACTAGGCGGTCAAGCACCATCAGCTGTGGTTGCCAAGAAAATCCCACGTCTAGCCGAGGGTGGGATTGTTAGTTCTCCTACTCTTGCGCTGATCGGTGAAGCAGGCCCAGAAGCAGTCGTGCCGTTAGATCGAATGAATACAGGCGGGGGAGTGACCGTCAACGTCACAGGCGGACTTGCTACTAGCGCAGAGATTGGTCAAGCCGTGGTCAACGCTTTGCGCGCCTACTCGCGGAGTGCAGGGCCGTTGGCTCTGAACATTGCCTAATGCCAGGCGTAGCTGTTGTTGATTCAGGCAACTATGACCTGCAGATTGCTACAGGGTTCCAAGTTGACGCGTTTGTTTTAGATGACGCGCTCAAAGGCGTTTTAGATAACACTTCATACGTGTTGGACGGCACGACTGAGTTCGCCAGCGTCATGGACTCGACTGTCAGCATCACGGCAAAGCGCGGCAGACGCGACATAGGTGACACGTTTAGCGCCGGCACGATGACATTTACTATCCAAGACGTGGACGGCATCTTCAACCCCTTTGACGAAAATAGCCCCTACTACGACACCGCAGAAGCAAAGCCTGGACTAGCGCCAATGCGTCAAGTTCGCCTTATTCGATACAGCTCTACAGATGTCCCTGAATTGCTGTACTCGGGTTATGTTGTGAACTATGACTACAACTTTGCACTTGGCGGTCTTGACACCGTCACCGTGTATTGCGCTGACCAGTTCTATTTGCTGTCACAAACCTATTTGGACGAGTTCAACCCATCAGCCGAAACATCAGGTGCGCGCATAGAAACGGTGCTTGATTTACCAGAAGTTGACTTCCCAGCCTTGGCTCGAGACATTTCAACTGGCACCGTCAACCTTGGCCACGCCGCCGCGTACACCGTGCCGGCAGGAACAAACGTGCTGCAATACATTGCCCAAATCAACGACACCGCCGAGTTTGGTCGCCTGTTTATGTCCCGTGAAGGCGTGCTTACATTCCAAGACCGCATCGGCAATACGCTGTCGGCATCGGTTGCTGACTTCCACGATGACGGCACTAACTACAAGTACAACGGCGTGGGCATCTCATTTGAGGCTGACGCCGTAGTCAACCGCGTAGTCGTAACAGGCTTAAACGGCAACACGGCAACAGCCACCGACGCAGGCTCAATCGCCACCTACTTTATTCAGACCGACAGCATCACCAACAGCCTGCTACACGTGCAGGGAGAAATTGACACCGCTGCGTCCTACTTGCTGAACCCTGAACCCGAGGCACGGTACACAAGCGTAGAAACTGCGTTCCTAATGCTGACTACAGCCCAGAAGGACACCCTCGCAACCCTAGAAATAGGCGACACCATCACCGTAGAAAAGACATTCCCAAGCGGTGCCGGCACAACCGAGTTAGCACAAGAGCTGTCCGTTGAAGGCATTGAACATTATTTGGACTTCTCTACAGGCCACCGAGTGCTCTACAGCACCGCGCCAACCACGATCGTTTATGAGTTAATTTTGGACGACGCGGTGTATGGCACACTCGACGCAGAGAATGTTTTAGGATAAGGAGCACTTATGGGAGTTAACGCACAAATTGAGGTTCCAGCCTTTACCGCTGGACAAGTTCTTACAGCTGCGGAAATGACGCAGGTCAACACAGGTATTCCTGTATTCGCAACCACTACGACCCGAGATGCCGCCTTTGGTGGTGCAGGTGAAAAGGTGCTTGCTGAAGGTCAATTTGCTTACATTGAGGCAACTAATACAACGCAATACTATGACGGCTCTGCATGGGTTGCTGTTGGTGTAAGTGGTTTAACACTAATCACAGCACAAACCATCGGAAGTGCTGTTGCATCTGTAACCGTATCTAACGCATTTAGCGCAACCTACGATGCCTACAGAATCACGGTAACTGGCGGAGTTGCAAGCGCAGCGAACGAAGAGTTCACACTAAAACTTGGTGCAAGCACAACTGGCTATTATTCCGCATTGACATATACGAGTTACAACAACACGCCAGCAGGTGGTGGCTCATCAAACGGAAGTACTTTCTTTTATTTAGGTGGAGCAAGCACAAACGGATTGAATTTGAATTGTGAATTGCAAAATCCATTCCTTGCAAAATACACATCTTTTCAATCAGCAAATGTTTTAACCAATCGTGCAGGAGCATCAGCAGGCATCCATCAAGTCGCTACCAGTTACACGGATTTTACGCTCGCGCCTAACTCTGGAACGCTTACAGGTGGAACTATTCGCGTCTACGGATACCAAAATAGTTAGGACATGAAATGACATACGAAGAAGCAATCGCAATGTACCCACATGACGAAGTGTTTATTCAAAAAGATGACGTAGTGCGTCCGATGACACCGAAAGAATATGAAGCGTTCATTCAACGCCAAATGAACCCTCCAGTCGTTTAGGCAAATAATGCGCTGGCGTTACCTCATCGGCTACGTCGCACTTATTGCGGTCGTCTTGTGGGGATGCGCGGGATGTGGTTATGACGGCTCATATCGCTACCCATGCCAAGACCCAGCCAACTGGCAAAAGCCTGAATGCGAACCACCGATCTGCAACCCATCTGGCACGTGCACACGGGATTTGATTTATGAGACCACGCCTTAAACCCGAGGAGCTTCACGCTCGACTAATCGTTGTTGTCGGCATCATCCTTGCCAGCGTGTTTGCCATCACCGTGCTTGGCTTTGTTTATGCGCTTATGTTTGTGACCCAGCCGATCGGCCATCAAAGCCCTAACGACTCTGCATTTATAGACCTGCTATCAACCCTGACCGTCTTTATGACTGGCACGTTGTCAGGCTTAGTGGCCTCAAACGGACTAAAGTCAAAAGGGAAAGAAGGAGCCAAAGATGTTGAAGGATAAAGACAAAGCAATGCTTGCCTCATACGGTCGTTCAATGCTCGCTGCCGTAGTTGCGCTAGCAGTAACAGGCAACACCGACCCATCAGCGCTTTTAGCAGCTGCCATCGGCGCGGTTTGCCCAACAGCGTTGCGCTACTTCAATCCTAAAGACATGAAGTTTGGTCGTGGCAGTAGCAAAGGCTAAAGCTGGCGTGCCAAACGCACGCGACTACATAGGCAACGCAGACGGTGCATCACCAGCACCACGTGCCGGCATGAACGAGTTTATAAAACAAGTGACCGCGCACTCAAATGGCGCGTTTGTCAATCTTGGAAGTTGGGGTCAGCGCGACGTCAAAGGGAAACCAGGGACGCTAAGTGTCCATGCAACGGGTCGAGCGTGGGATGCTGGATTTACTACAAGCGAAAAGAACCCAAACGCAACACGCAAAAACGCATCGGAATTTATCGACAAAATGATTGCAAACGCTAACGATCTGGGAATCCAAATGGTGATCGACTATTTCCCTAAAGAGTTCGGTCGCGCGTGGCGCTGTGACCGACAGGCTTGGAAGAATTACGACAGCAAAACCGTGTCAGGTGCACCTGGCGGTCGGTGGTTTCATATTGAGATTTCACCACAGGCCGCCGACTCGGTGATTTGGGTTAAAGCCGCATTCTTAAAGGTGTTTGGGGAAATCCCACCTAAGGCTTGACCTATCCCCTAAGGTCGAATTACCGACAAAAGGACAGGCGATGACTGAACCACAGATAGTTGACTACAGCGTCTATATAGGCGTGATGGATAACGGTCAAGAGATTCTGGTGCAAATCTTCACAGACCCCGACTCGGGAAAATACTTACAAGGACAAATCGCATTCAGATCGCACGCTTCATCTTGGGGCGTGCCCATACCTTTGGAGAAAAGATGAACTATTTAGCAGAGAAAATCATTGGGCTAGTGCTTTGTACGGTCTTTGGGGTTACGGCGCTTACAGGGGCTCCTAACGCGTCTAGCGCCCCATCTGGCGTGATCGCCCTAGCGCCTTTGGACGTGCAGAACTACCTGATTGAGCCAACTACGACCACCAGCTCAACGATCTACATTGACCCGTACAGTTCGGCGTGTGAGCAGTTCAGCGCGCTAGCGGTCAACCTTGGCTGGCCTGCCGATCAGCGCACCGTGCTCGAGTCCGTGATGTTCCGTGAATCAAATTGCACACCAAACGCATACAACAGCAAAGACCCAAACGGCGGGTCGCGTGGCCTTATGCAGATCAACGGATTTTGGACACCATGGCTGACCGAACGCGGAATCATTACACAAGCAGAAAATCTGTTACAGGCTCAAACTAATTTGATCGCAGCGTTAGCAATTTACAACTACGGCGTAGAGCGTCACGGTTACGGCTGGGGGCCATGGAGTGCAACAAAATGAGTGAAGGCGTGGCATGGAATCAAGGCGAACTATCAGAAGAAACCCGACGAATGGTATTGGAACAAATGATGACAACTAAACACGACATGGCAATCTTTGATTTGATTAACGAAATTGCAAACGTGAGCACTAATCCGCACGCAAGCATTATCCAGCGTCTTAAAGGCATGAAGAACTCGTTGTCATTAGAAGACCCGATGCCATTACATGATGTGACTACACTTGACTTAGCAATCAAAGCGCTACAAGCACATTCCTAACCGACAAGGAGATTCCGACAATGAAAACCTGCACGATCTGCAAAGAACAAATTGCCTACCCTGAAATAACAGGTAAAACACACTTCGTTTGTGATGGCCGTGTGCCGGCACGAAAGAACGCACCATTCATTGAAGGCATGTTGGCATCACAATCGTCTGCTGATGCGCGCTGGACACGACCACAGCAAAACGAGGTGGACGCTGCCATTATGCACGTTGCGCGCACTAAAGGCTTCTTCACATCTGACGACATTTGGAAGCACCTGGGCGATCAGTTCCCTGTTACTAAAGGCATCGCTGGACGGCTTAACGCAGCTGCGCGCCGTGGCATTATCCGCAATACAGGCGAACTGGCATATGCACAGCGCGGTGGCGCGCATGACCATGCACAACGTCTGAGCGTCTGGGCTGGCATCTGATGGGATTTGACCTAAGCAACTACGAGACAGTCGAGCAACGGCTTGTGCGCTGGTGGGCTGCATATCCAAACGGGCGCGTTTATACGTGCATGATGAACTACACAGGCGACGCTTGCGTGTTCTACTGCGAACTGTACGCAGACAAGGACGACAAAGTGCCAGTCGCTACGGGCTACGCAGAAGAAATCAAAAGCGACCGCGGTGTCAACGCAACCTCATTTGTAGAAAACTGCGAAACCAGCGCCATTGGTCGCGCTATTGCCAACTGCCCGTTGCAGGCTCCTGCGAGTGGCCCTAGACCGTCACGCAATGAGATGCAAAAGGTTGAGCGCCTAACCACATCACCACAACCGCAAGTGCACACACCCTCTGGCGCATTTGCCACACCAAAGCAAATTGGCTATATCAAGAAACTTGCCAAAGACGGAGGGTTTGATGACCTGCGATTGCTAGAACTCATCCAGCGCACGTTAAACAGCGATGAAGCGGTCTTAGAGCTGCTTAAATCGCACGAAGCATCCAAGATCATTGAGGTGCTCAAGTGAGTTATGTGGCATTCAACATCATCGGGATAGTGATGGGTGTTTGGGCAACCGTGCTTGTAGTGATGTGGCAAAACAAAAAATGAAACTTGACGCCAAGATAAGCGAAGTTGACTTTAAAGACATGGTGATTAGCGTTGCCAAGCGTTACGGCTGGTTAGTGCATCACGATCTGCCGGCACAGAACAGTCGAGGACGCTGGATGACCAACGTGCAAGGCGATGTGGGATTCCCTGATCTGTTCATGGTGCACCCATTCCAAGGCGGCAGGCCGTTGGTTATTGAACTAAAGGCAGAAAAAGGCAAGTTGACTCCTGGACAAAAGATTTGGTTAAACGCTTGTGAGATGGCTGGATGTCATGCAGCGGTCTGGAAGCCAAGTGACATGGAGTACATTCTCTACACCTTAAGTAATCCCAGACAGTAACAATTGGCTAATAGCACGACCTACACCGTCGCAAGGTGATTGGGTAACACACGGAAAGCGTGGGTAGACGGTCGCGCCTCGAATCATGCAAGACGAAATGCTTTGGGCAATGCGACTGGGCGATCAGTAAACAGACTGATGAAGTAATGCAATAGGGATCTGGGATGGGCAATCCAGAGGGTGGAGCATTCACACATCTATTGACCTGCAGATGACATACAGTTAACAAACAAAGAAAGCACAGACATGAACCCGACAACATACACGACCCACCAACATCAAGAGCAAGGCGCTTGCGCCGCGCTAGCACAAGCGAAGCGCGTGAGATGACACGCGAACGATCAGAATACGACACCAACGTGTACAAGCAGGCACGAGCAGAGCTACTGCGTGACTCACCCATATGCCATTGGTGCAAAAAGAATCCTGCTGTTGAGTTAGATCACCTAGTCGAAACAGATCGTGGTGGGTCAATAGACGATGGGTATGTTGCAGCATGTAAGTCTTGCAATAGTTCAAGAGGTGCAACCCATCGCAATCGCAAACTCGCAAACGCAAAGCAAAATCGTGAGAAAGCAATAAACGATTTTTTATACACATCGCAAACGCC